TCAGCTCAATATTCGGGTCAGGCTGCGGCGGGGGCGGCGGCGGCTGCGTTGCCGGGTCCTTGAAATACCGCGCCGGCGACGTGATGCCCGCGATCCGCAAAAGCTCGCCAAGCGTGTTGTAGTATTGCTCGAAGCCGACAAGCGGGTTGTTCGGACCAGCCGTCGTCAGGATCTTTTCCTGGATCGCCAGGATGCCCTGGTACAACGCCGTTTGCTTGTCGCGATGGCCGGCAAGCCCAACCGATACCGTCACGTCCATGTCGGCGTTGAGCGCATTCGGATCGACCCGCACCACCTTGTCGCGCAAGCGGAAAACAAACTCGCCGTCGAAATACCTCAAGAACGTCTGCAATAGGCCCTTGAACAGCGGCTTGATGCCGCATTCCGCCAAGTTCCGCGCCACCATCTCGGTGCGAGCCGTCGCCGCATCAAAGCGCAACGCCGCAGCCGTGGCCGTCTCATTCTGCAAGCTCGTCGGGTCGAGGCCCATGCCATCCAGCGTCACGCCCGTGCGCGCCGCTCGCAGGGTGTTCATATACTCGAGCACCGGCAGCACCTGCGTGCCGACCAGAGGCGTGCCGATCGGCGTGATCACGTTTTGCCCTTTCGTGCGAACGATGCCGCCCGGCTCCTGGGTCGAGAGGTCGTCCATATTGACTTCGCTATCGACGACCGCCAGACGCGGCGAGACGCCTTGATAGGTCGCATCCAGCACAGAGCGTTGCAGGGCCGTCAGAACCTGCTGGCTCTCGCTCGCCAATGACGCGACGCCGAGGCCAATGACACGGTAGGGCAGCAGGACCGGCGACCAGCACGCGAACGGGATGTGATCGACCTCCTCGTGATAGAGCAACTCCATCGCATTCTGGAACCCAGCCGTCATACAGTGATGGATCTCACCAATGCCGTCGCCGTCCAGATCAACGCGGATGTAACAGTCCAGCACCTCGATGCGCCTGTTGCTTTCCGCCCCGGCCTCGCCGCCCATATCGTTGTCGTATTCGCTGTCCTCGTACCGCTCGAGGTAGTCCTGGTTGAGGCTGTACTCGGTGTCGCCGTAGGGCAGGCTGTCCACAACGTCAGCGGGAAAGCCCATCGCGCGAAGCTCGGAGCGCGTCTTGAACACCCGGTGACCGATGAAGCGGCAGTCCTCAAAGGTCGGGCTGGTCGCGTTGCGGTCGATCACGAACTGCTCGGGCGCGACGTTCTCAACGCATATCTTGTCTTTGGGTTTGCGGATGCGCCGGCGGATGTCGTGCAACATCAGCGGCTGCATGACCGGCATGCCCATCGCGTCGATCACCGGCTGGCCAAGCTCATCGAGGACCGGCAGCATCGCCCCGTTAGGGTCGGGATACGCCGTGTGCTCCACGACATCGGCCTCGACATCCATGTCGAGCCGCGCCATCTCCTCGTCGGTCAGCCCAGACAGCGTCTCGATCTTCACCTCGATCGAAGTATCGTAATACCATTTGATCACGCCGACATCGCTGATCAGCCCATCCTTGATGTAGGTGGACACGAGCCGGTGGCCGTCGTTCATTTTCGTGAGGATATGGTCAACGACATCCGTTGCCTGCTCGGCAACCTCTTCGTCGCCATCGCCCACCGGCTCAAACTGCGCAACGCCATCGCTGATCGCCAGCCGATGCAGATACGGGACCAGAGCCTCGACGGTCTCCAGCACGCTCCGGTCGAGCACTTGGCTCCTGCCGGCCCGCTCGTCGCCCTGCGGCTGGCCCAGGTACTGGGACAAGTTCAGCGCGCGGCGCTCGACGATCGTGTCGGTGTCGTAGCCGATCGCATCCTGGGCCTCGGCCTGGATGATATTGATCAGCTCGTCTTCGGTAGACGCATCGGGGGTCTGCTCTTCGCCGACCTCCTCGATCTCCACCGTTTCTTCGATCATCACCATCTAGCGTATCCAAGCTGTGTCGTTGGAAGGCTTCTGCGCCCAGCCGGCAACGTCCACCTCGGCCTCGGCGACCGCCATGGCCATGTATCGCACCGCGTCAGCCGGGTGCGTCGTCCAGTCTCGCTCCGGCGTCGCCCGGTACATCTGCCGTTTGTCGTCCCACGCCGCTCGATACTGTCGGAGCGCCTCAACTAACCGCTGGCATCTCTCCGAGCTGATCCACGTCCTCGGCAGCAGGTTGCGCACGGCATTGATGCCGTCGTCCACACGCTGCTGCGGCAGCACCTCGCACCGCAGCCCAAGGCGCTCGAGCGTCTCCTGGCGCGTGATCCCAGTGCCAAGCTCGCGGGCCTGCACGTCGTGCGGCAGAAAATGGTTTCCGTAGCGATACGGCAGCGACCTCAAGTGCTCCACGTAGTGCGCCAGGCCGACGCCGCTGTTCTCGTAGTAGTCCAAGATCCACACCTCGCGGCCCACGATCGCCCACATGACGATCGCCGTCGCGTCTCCGATCCCAAGATCCCAGCTCGTATGCACCAGGACATCGCCCGGCGGCGTGATCGTCGTGATCCTGCCGGCCTCGGTCAGATCCTCCATCTCGCGGGCGTAGTAGGCTCCGCGAATGCTCGCGGTCCAGGAGCACTCGAACTCTTGCAGATACTGCTCTCGCGTCAGCTGGCGCTTGGCCGCGTGCAACTCGTCTTTCGGGACGATCCCGGTCTCGCTGGCCTTGCGGATCGCGACCATCCACTCGCCGGTGTCGTCCTCCTCGGCCTGCTGAACCAAGTCGTAGAAGGCATTCCGCCCTCTCGGCGTGCCGAGAAAGATCGCCCAGCCCTTGCGATCGACCAGTGCCGGGCGGATCACCTCGCCCCAGAGCCGCGGGTCCATCTGCGCGACCTCGTCCATCACCACGCCGTCGAAGCCTTGGCCTCGCAGCGTGTCGGGGTTATCGCCCCCAAACAGCTGGATGCGCCCAATGTCTCCAAAGTCGGCGCGAAGCTCGGCCTCGTTGTAGGTCGCTATCGGAACGCAACGGCTGTAGTCCTTCAGCATGTCCCAAGCGACTTGCTTGGCCTGCCGGTAGAGCGGCAGCACGATCGCATAGCGCCGACCCGGCTGTCCCGCCGAGAACAGCGCTCGCAGCGCATGGTTTACCGCAAACGTCGTTTTCCCAAAGCGGCGATGGCAGACCAAAACGCTAAAGCGCTTGAGCGCATGATGCAGGTCACTCTGCGCCGCCCTCGGTCGATACGGTAGGACGATCTCGGTCGTCTTCCCAGCGGATCGTGAGCGTGCCGGCATTGCCACCTTGTCGATCGTCCTTGTCTCTTTCGCGCCACCCAGCCCGCGTTTTCAGAAAGAAGATCGCGGCAGTCATTGCTTCGCGACCGTCGCCGATCGCCTTCGAGTAGAGGTTGCGCGCGACGTTGGTCACAGCCGCGTCAGCAGCGCTATCAAGCTCCTCGCGGTAGTATTTGAGCAGCGTTGAGCGATCGATGCCTAGCGCATGCGCCACCCGCTCTTGCGGGATGCCAAACGCGGTCATCTCCCAGACCACGCGCCGCGCTTTGTCCGTCGGCTCATGCGCCCGGCGTCCCATATCAAGCCTTTTAGTAGTGTTGTTTTTTGGGTACTGTTTGACGCGCTGCGGCGTATTGCATTAGCCCCTGCGCCATCAGCACTTCCACCTTTTCATCGACGCCCGCGCCCTCGTCGCCGGCCCTTTTGCGTTTTTCACAACGCCACCCATCCGCGCGCAAAATGACTTGCGCCGCGCCGCGTCGGCTTTCGACGGCTTCTTGCCGGTCACCGGCGGCTTGAGGTTGGCCTTGTTTTTCGCGTTGTAAGCTCGCCGGCCAGCGGCAGTCATGCCCGCGCCCTGGCTGGCTGGCAGATAGTGCCGGCCTTTGCCTTTCGTCGTCCTGGCGATCGGCTTTGCCGACTTCCTTGCCATCAGTGATACACCGGCTCTGGCAGGATACCGTCCACCCAGGCCTCGGCCTCCGCCGCGCTCTCGAAAGACGCGAATATGATCACGTCCACCCGGCCCTGACTCGTCTCCCGCAGCATGACGCGCGCCTCCCCAACCTGCGCTTCCGGCAGGTCGAAAAAAGAGGGCTCAGGCATGTTTAGGCTTTCAAAATGAAAAAGCCCCGACCCAGTATTTTTGCCGGAGGATCGGGGCTTTAATTTCACTGATGCGGCAAACGCTGGTGCAGGCATGAAAAAGCCCCGACCCGGTATTTTTTTGGCAGAGGATCGGGGCTTTCACGTCAGCACCAAGAAAGGACCGACCCACCATTCTTCGCAGGCGGATCTGGCTACCATCCCCACAAACGACAAAGCCCCGGCGGGGCCAGGGCTTCATCGGAGTTATAGAGATAAACACAAGATACAGTTCGAGATCCGAGCTGTCAACAGCATCTAGTCCTCGGCGGTATCCTCCGCCAAGCGATCGATCGTCGGCTGTAGATCCGCGAGCATGTCCTCCAGCTGGCGCGCGACATCATCGAAGCAGATGCCGGGACGCCCTCGCGTGTGGCCGAAAGCGGCCACGGCCTCGTCGGCGCGCTTGCGAGCATGCCACAAAAGATCCGCGACGGTGCGGTATTCGTTAAATTCGGCGATCGCAAAATTGTTCATGTCATCCTCCCTTGTTGGGGCCGGTTCCCCGGCCCCCAATGATCCGCTTTAAAAAGTAAAGTCGCGATATTGACGGCGCTTGCCGATGCGCAGGCCATAGCCGCCACTTTTGTTCCAGCGGCCCGTCTCCGCGTTAAAAAACACTTCTTCCCACTGGCCCGACCGCGCTTTGCGGAAAACGTATTCAGCGCCGTGAGGATCGGGCGCGTACTCGTAGTCCTGGCTTTCGCTCACACCGTTGGAGTCAACGCGCTTGGCGTGATCGCGCTGCACGGTGACGCGGTTGCCGTCGACGTTGGTCACGGTCGCCGCGTAGCGGTCGGACCAGCTCAAGATCGTCGCGCCCATCCCAACCGTCGCTTTGGGCTCGCCGATGGTCATGCGGCTGTACAGATGATTCACGACGCTGTCTGTTTGGGTTCCGAGTTTCATGGTCTTTCTCCCTTACTGGGTCGGGCCTTCCCGCCCCTGTTGACACACTGTATATATGAACTTTCGGGGCATTATCAAGAGAGATACATGAACTTTTTTGACATTTTTTCTGCGCGCGCTTATATCCACCGACATGACAAGACATGACCTCACAATGCGCCTTCAGGCGCTGGACATCACGGCCAAGCAGCTGGCGCAGCGGCTCGGCGTGACGTGGCGCGCCGTCGCCAAGGCTTGCGCGAATAGCAGCCGAAATTTGACCGCCCTGATCGACGCTCTGGAGATCATGACGCCGGAGCAGCGCGCCGCATGGCTAGGTGATCCGCCACCGGACGGCGATGTCTGACAGCCCGCTGCGCAGAGCCTCGATCGGCGTCCGCTTTTCGGTCGGCCAGTGGCGTCGCAGCGCCCATACGCCCGGCCACTCGCCGTGCGCGCAGCAGCCCAGCACGACGCTGCGCTCCCTGGCGTCGAGCGGGCGCATCGCCTCGCGCAGCATCTCCCGCGCATGCGCCTCCGCTTCCGGGCCGGCCTCGGCTCCGACGCTCTGATCGTAACGAGAGGTGACGCGCGACCTTAGTTGCGCAAGCTCGGCGTACTGCCGGACCTTGATCCCGGCGGCATGCTGCGGGTCGGTCAGCAAAGCTCGGTGCAGCATTACGTCGAGTGGGTGCTCGTAAAGCACCCTGCGCACCGTCTCGACCGCCTTCCCGGCTTTCGGGCGCATGGCCTGATCGACGACGGGAGAATGCTGGCGGCGCTCCGGCGTCTCGATCAGGAGCGGAGGCGGATCTAGCGGGTTTCTTGTTTTAGCCATAGGTCGAACTTCTCGCCGCGTCGCTCCGCGAAGTAGTGACGAGGCCGGCACCTCTGCCGGCGCTCAATGATCACCAGCTGCATCCCGCTCCCCGCCCGACGCTGAGCCATCTCGTGCGTTCCAGCGTCATATGCGCGACGAGCCTCCGCGATCGTCATGGGCGCGTCAGTGATCGCCCGCCACGACACGTCACCATTGCCGCTCAAGTCTTGCATCGCGATCGGGAGCCACCTTCTCACCAGCGCCATTCCAATTGGTCCGAGATCGCCTCGATGTCCTCCGCCAGATCGGTTTGCCCTCGCTCTTCCTGCCAGAGCAGCCGGTCTTCGATCCGCCGACACGCGTGCATCATCGACGTGTGGTCGCGCTCGAAAGCAGCGCCCATCGCGGCATAAGTCATGCCCAGCTTTGTTCTCGCGAGATGAATTGCCACATGCCGGGCAAGCACCATTTCCTTGTTCCCTCGGCTGCAGCCGCAGATCAGCGCCTCCGGCACCTGATAATAGTCGGACACCACCCCTATCAGCCGCGCCAGATCAGCTGACGGCTTTTTGGCTTTTGCAGGCTCCGCGGCTTCCAGCTTGGCGACCGCTGCCTGCAGGTAAACGCACAGGTCCATCGCTTCCTCGATCGCCTCTCTGATCAGCTGCACCGGCGGCATCGTGTTCTGATCCATCGTGCCGCCGAAACGCCGGCGGCCTTCCTCAGCGCGCTGGAGGTGCTGATCGATCAGCTGCTGGACGATCGGGTCACGCATGGTCCAGCTCCAGCATGTCGAGGACGCGCGCAGCACGGTCCCGGTAATCGGCGCGCATCAGGTCTCCATCGGTGGACTGAACCGTCCAGTCACAGTCCTGCCATCGGCACGCCGGACACGGCTGCTCAAGGTCGCGAAGCAATTTCGCGAGCGCTTCCATGGCATTCTGGTCAAGATCGACAGTCGATGTGTTTTTCTTCGCCATCATTTCATCTCCCGCAGTACGCGCCTTTCAGCTTCGCGCTCGACCGCCTCGCGCACAGCCAACCGCTTCCGAGCCTTTATCCGAATGCTTTCGATCAAGTCAGGAACGGTCGGCATCCACTTCTCGCCGCGCTTGATCCAGCTTTGGATCGTCTCCAGCACGGCGTCGCCTGGATATTCAGCCAGCACCTCGGCGTAGACCGACAGCTTGAATTGATCCCACTTCTCCGCATGCGCCGTGATCAGCGCGAGCTTGGTCACCGCCATCACGATCGCCTCCCTGCTTGCCGGCAGGCAGGCTTCCTCGACCACCTCGCGTAGCGCCGCTAGATCCACTTCCGCCCCGATCGTAACTTTCGTGCTGCCGAGATCCATCTGGCCATCCCGGCCCGTCCGGCTCTGGACTTCCATCGTCAGGCCGGGCCATGACAGCCAGGTAAGCTCGCATTGCCGATCCCATTGCCGGGCTGTTAGCTGGCTCGCGCTGCGCAGCGGGACCACATTTGTCGTCATAATTGCCCTCCATAATTTTGGCGAAATTCGCGGCTTTCGACACAAATTCAAAGTTGGCTTTCCAGGCTCCGCGCTCGCCGCGCAGGAATGGCGAGGCCTCCACCTTGTCGAGAGCGGCCAGCCAGCCCTCTAGGCCGCCGGCGTCGTCAAGTCGTTTTGACAGCGTTTTCTTGCGAGCGTCGCTGCGCAGCTGCACGGTCGGGAGACCGGCTCGCTCTGCCATCGCATTCCACGCAGCGAAAGCGGGCTCGACATCGTCGTGAAACGACGAGAGTTCTTTGGTCTTAGTTTTGGTCTTAGTTTTGGTCTTAAAGGGGGTCTTAGGAGGACACTGGTGTCCGGGGGGGTAGGACATGGGTGTCCGGGGGGGTAGGACACTGGTGTCCTGGGGGGTAGGACACTGGTGTCCTGGGGTCACCTCGCCATCGAGGTGTATCTGATACACATTCACGCCGCCGCTCACCATCGGTCGCGCGGTCAAAACACCCACCTCTATTAGCCGCCGACTAGCGCGCCGGATCGTCCTTGCGTCCACGCCGATCTCATCGGCGAGCGTCTGCTGGCTCGGATACGCGTTCGGCAGTCGCGACGCGATATAGATCAGCACCAGCTGCTCGACCGGGGTCAGGCTCAGCTCTCGGTCGTCGCGGATCGCGCGCACGATCTCGCTCGTCCCCTCAGTCATCAGCGCCCCCTGCTAGCTCAATAAAAGTCGAGATGGGCAGATGCACGATCGGCTCGGCACGCGGCTCGTCGGTCACGACGATGCCCGCTGGCGGCATCCATGCTCGGAGCTGCTTGTCACCGCCGCGGCGACGCTTGACCTCGATCGCGACCGTTCGACCGGCGATCGTTGCCTCAAGATCGTGGCTAGTTTCAGCACCAAGCTGACCCGCTCGGCGATCGACGCGAACAGCGGACCACTCCGGTGGCAGCAGGTCTCGGACCTTCACCTCCGACCGCGTCCCGGCGGCTTTCTCGCGGGCGCTCATATGCGCCCCGTCCATTCCTGACCGTAAGCAGCGGCATCGAATTTTCTGTAACCGTTGGCGGCTGGCGCTTGAGCCTCTCGGCCCAACTCGATCTTCCAGGCCGTTACATGCTGCATAACGTCGGCGATCGGCACGACGCGGCCCGCAGACCTATTTGGGCTGTCGGGCGTGCTCGGCGTCTCAAAAGTCGCGAACGTCTCCTCCAGCGGCTTAAACCAGCGCCGCAAGGCCGGGAAGTCGATCAGGTACGCGTCAACGGTCCCATCCGGCTGCTCGAAACCGTAGAGGAGATAGTCCGCGCTGGAGGTCTTCATCCAACCGTCGCGCTTGCGACCGGCGTTGATATTCGACGCCGTTTCGAGCACGAAGGCGGTGTATGCGTGACCGCGCGCTGGCCAGCGGACGAGCTTCTCCTCAATGCCGATCGCGCGACCATCGGAGGCTTGCAGGAGCGCGTCAACGCCGTGCTGGCGCTGTAGTTCTTTGGCCAGCCCAGGCCCGTCCAGCAGAACGAACCGCCCCCGCGTCCTCTCCTGATAAAACGGGACAATGACCCGGTCGCGTAGGCCTCGCTGCCAGGCGTCGTCTCGCGCGAAGCTCACCGCAGCGGCCCTTTGAGGTAGTCGCGGATGGCCGACCGCTCTTCAGCGGTCATCACCGCCTCCTCCGCCATCCGCAGAAGCGCGGCGCGAACGCTGACCTTGTCCGGCAGCCCCGCGCGCTTCCATTGGCTTATCGCGGTGCGATGCAACCCAAGCCGCCGCGCAATTGCAGCGCCGCCGCCCAGGCGTTTGATCAAATAGTCCAGGTCCATGGGGCAATTGTACCGCTTATTTTTGTTATGTCCATTTCATTTTGACATTTGCGCCGCAAATATCATCGCGCTTGTCCATTCGAGCTGGACGAGGTACGGTCCGCGCATCATGAGCACCTTCAGAGCCCGCCTAAAGGCTGCGCGCGTTGCCGCTGGGTATCGCAACGCGAAACACGCCGCTGAAGCGTTGGGGGTGCCTTATGCCACATATCAGTCGCACGAGAGCGGCAAGCGGGAGCCTCGCGCCTCGCTATTGAAAATTTACGCTGATACGTTCAACGTCACTGAGACTTACCTGGCCGCCGCAGACGCCGAGCCTTTACAGAGCCTCAGTCCACGGCCACCCCCTCTAGTGCAGATGGTGCCTGTCGTGTCATGGGCGAGCGCATCGGACTTCTCTGAGGCGACGGCGGAAAACGGCGAAAAAGTGCCGGTGCCGTCTAGTTCTTCAACGCTCTTTGCGCTGCGCGTCTCTGGGAATTCAATGGATCGAGAGGCTCCGCACAACTCGATCATTGTGGTTGACTACGCTCAGACATTTCCCGTCGATAGAGCACTGGTCGTGGCTCGGCGGGATAACGAGACTACGTTCAAGCGGTACCGCGACAATGACGGCCCTCGTCGTTTGGAGCCGGCCAGCACCGACCCCTCGCATCAGTCTATTTTTGAGAATGGGGGCGCGATCGAAATTATTGGCCGGGTCATATATATCATCCGAGCTGTTTGACAATTTCGTCCATTTTTTAGTGGACAATTACAATTTATGAGGTACAGTTTCTCTCATCAGGGAGGAACGCAATGCACCACGATCGATACATCACCGCTAATCATCGGCTGCTCCGCGAGGAGTTCGCGGCTGACCTCGCCGCATCAGGCGTAGAGAGGGCTGCTGCCGAGCAACTGATCCACGACGCGGAAATGGAGGCAGACCTCCGCGCGATCGAGGAGGCTCGTCATGCAGCCGCTTGACGCGCCGATCGCACTGGCTCCGATACCAGCTATGACGCTGCGCGTCGCGCTGCTGAAAGCATTCGTCAGGCATGAAGGCGACGCCGACATCGCCGCCGCGCTGGACGCGGTCGGCTTCCTCGCTCGCGCCACCGAGATCGTTGAGGGCCTGGACGATGCAGCGTGACTTTCCCAAGCATCAGCTTGGCGCGAGCAAAGCGTATATGCTGCTGCGCCCAGGCGGGCCGCTTGACCTCTGGCTAGAGATGACTGGCAGGAAAGAGCGGGAAGACCTTAGCCGCGTGCTACGCGTTCAGATGGGTTTGTTCACCGAGCCCCTCAACAGGCGCTGGTACGCGCAAGAAACAGGACTCGCCACGGTCGGGGCTGAGCAAGAATACACTCACCCAAACTATGACTGGCTCGTCGCGCATCCTGACGATGTACGGGATGCCGATGACGGCAGCCTCGTCGTGATCGACTACAAGCACACCGCAGGCGACGCGTTTGAGCCGCGCTTGCTGGAGACCTACACACCGCAGATCCACGTCCAAGCCCTGTGCGCCGCCGCCGCGACTGGGCGCAAGGTCAAAACCGGCGAGCTTTCGGTGTTTTTTGGCAACCACAAGTGGGCGCGATACGTCATCGACATCGACGAAGGCTATGCCAGCGAGCTTTTGCGCTTGTACCGCAATTTCCATCGGTGCCTCCTTGAGAATACGCCGCCAGATCCGGCGTATTTTGAGCCGCCAGCGGACACACCGCCGCCGCCCGTGCCGCACCGCGTCGTGGATATGACCGCGAGCAACGCTTGGGCAGACGCGGCTGGCACCTACATCGCCACGCGCGAGGCCGCTGCTCAGCACAAGGCCGCTGACAAGGCTCTCAAGGATCTTGCCCCGAGCGACGCGCGCTCAACGCACGGGCACGGCGTCGACCTTATCAACACCGGCAAGCGCCGCACCATCAAGCTGACGAAGGAGGAAGTTGATGAACAAGCCTTTAAGTAGTGATGACCGCCGCCTGCTCGACCTGCTCCCGCCGGGCAGCAACATCCAGGACGCGGTCTGGCTGCACAAACAGTCGGGGATGAGGATCATCAAGCACAGATATATCGAGCTTCTGGCGGGCGCGCAGGCGATCCAGACTGTGGACCTCGATGTCCAGTATTGGCCGGAGAAAAGCGCAGCCATCGCCAAGGCGACCGTCGCAAAGGACAGCATCCAGTACATCTCCTGGGGCGAGGCCGCGCCGGGAAACAACAAAAACGCGTATCCGGTAGCGATGGCGGAAAAGCGCGCCATGGACCGAGCAATATTAAAGGCGGTGAATTTGCACGGTTTCTTCTACAGCGACGCCGAGATCCCACCGGACGACGCGTTGTCGCCGGTGCCGCCGCCGACCAAGAAGGAGCAGGCATCGGCTATTGCCGACGCGATCGGCTCGGTCGCGCACAACGGCACCGTCCAGACTTGGTCCGAGCGCCTCCGCAGCGCGATGACCGTCGAGGCCCTCAAGGCCAACGGCGCTGCGCTCAAAGACGACCCCGAGTACGAGCGCCTGACCGACGCGCAGATCGCCGAGCTTCAGCGCGTCTACAACGACACCCGAAATAAACTCAGCCAAAAGGAGGCCGCATAATGCCATCACTCAACAAGGTGACCCTGATCGGCCATCTGGGCCGAGACCCAGAAGTCCGCACCATGAACTCAGGCGACCGGGTCGTGAATATGTCCATCGCCACGTCAGAGCGGTGGAGGGACAAGGCCAGCGGGGAGATGAAGGAGAAGACGGAATGGCACAGGGTCGTGATCTTCAATGACCGCCTCGCCGACGTCGCCGAGAAGTATCTGCGCAAGGGCTCCTCGGTATATCTCGAGGGCCAGTTGCAGACCCGGAAATGGACCGACCAGCAGGGCCAAGAAAAATACACGACGGAGATCGTGCTCCAGCGCTATCGCGGCGAACTCACCATGCTCGACGCAAAGAGCGCGGGCGGCGGCGGAGACGGTGGCGGGAGCCGGGACTGGCAAGCGCCAGCCAGCGACGACCTCAATGACGAGATGCCGTTCTGATGCGCGGCGCTATCGGAGACGTGATCGGCTGGGCCTTTATTTCGAGCGCTTTTGTAGCGGCGCTCTGGCTCGTGCCGTTTTGAGCAAAGCCGGCCAGCCAAGGGCGTTACCTCCCTCTGTGCCCGGTCAGGCGCGCGGCAGTGGCTGGAGCCGCGCGCCACTTTGAGTGAGCCTGATGAAAAACCCGATCGCCAAACCCAAACTCGCGACCGTGCCGCTCTCGCTGGCGGAAGCCAATGAATTCGTGCGCCGTCACCATCGGCACCACCGGCCAGTGGTCGGACATAAATTTTCGATCGGCGCAGTGCTCGGGGATCGGGTGGTTGGGGTGGCGATTGTGGGGAGGCCGGTTTCCCGACACCGCGATGACGGCCTCACGCTTGAGGTCACGAGGCTCTACACGGATGGCACCCCGAACGCTTGTTCTTACCTTGACGGGGAGGCTTGGCGCGCGGCCAAGGCGCTCGGCTTTAAGAGGCTCGAAACCTATGACTGGCGCATGGTTGCCGACTGGCCCCGCCTTCCTCCGGCGTCGTAGGCGCTCGGCTTTAAGAGGCTCGAAACCTATGACTGGCACATGGTTGCCGAGGTGAGGGGGCGCAGTTGGTCGACCCCGAGCCGTCCGCGCGTGGACACGCACCCGCTCGGGCAAAAGCTCTTGTGGGAGGTCGAGGCATGACGGGTCGCAAAAACCCCATCGCCAAGCATTTGAATGTTAATCGCCCGCAGGCGATCGACGGTAAACGCTCGGAGCCAGAGCCCGATCCGCGCGAGCAGATCTATTGCACGCGCTGCGGTGCATGGGCCGAGGAGGGCGCGGTGCCGCAACTAGTCTGGGTCGCCGGGCATAGCCAATGCGCGGCGTGCCATCGGGTTATAGATGAATGCTGTCAGGGCGAGCAGGCGACATGAACGTCCTGTCCGTCTGTTCCGGCATCGGAGCGCCAGAGGCTGCTTGGTCTCCGCTCGGCTGGGACTTTATCGCCTGCTCCGAGATCGACGCCTTCCCAGCGGCTGTAATGGCGCATCACTACCCCGACGTCCCGAACTGGGGCGACATGACCAATTTCCAGAGGTGGCCGGATGCAGATGTCGATGTTCTCGTTGGAGGAACCCCATGCCAGTCGTTCAGCGTCGCAGGGCTCCGCAGAGGAATGGATGACCCGCGTGGTAACCTCGCCCTCACATATCTTGCCATCTCTGACCGCTATCGGCCCCGCTGGTTGGTATGGGAGAACGTCCCCGGCGTCTTGTCATCAAACGGAGGACGGGACTTTGGAGCCTTCCTCGGGGCGTTGGGGCAACTCGGGTATGGGTTCGCCTACCGAGTGCTTGACGCTCAATACTTCGGCTTGGCCCAGCGACGGAAGCGCGTGTTCGTTGTCGGGCATTTTGGTGACTGGCGACGTGCCGCGGCGGTACTTTTTGAGCGCGACAGCTTGTCGGGGCATCCTCCGCCGAGCCGAGAAGCGGGGGAAGAGTTTGCCGCCCCAACTGCGCCAAGCCTTACAGCGAGTGGCCGCGGCGTAGAGCGCGCCGGAGAGAGCCGAGGCCAAGATCCCGTCGTTGCAATGTGCCTGAATGCCCATGGCGGCTCTGGACGCATGGATGCGGAAAGCGAAACGCTTGTCACCCACACCCTGCGCGGGGATGGCTTCGATGCATCGGAGGATGGGACGGGCCGCGGGACGCCTTTGGTCGCCGCAGTCGCAGACACCCTTACCGCGCACTGGGAGCGATCGCAGGGGGCTAAGGCGGGCAACTCGGTGGGGATGATTAACGCCATTACCTACCCGGACGCCGTTCGGCGCTTGATGCCGATCGAGTGCGAGCGGCTCCAAGGGTTCCGAGACGGCTACACCGCCATCACTTATCGCGGCAAGCCAGCAGCGGATGGGCCGCGATACAAGGCGCTGGGAAATTCCATGGCCGTGCCGGTCGTGCGCTGGATCGGGGAGCGGATCAGGACCGCAGAGGGCATGTATTTAGCAACCACCATCCACAAGGAAAAGTGCAAATGAAGGTGATCGCGAACGAAGTTGAGAACGAAGGTCTCGAATGCCTTCTGGGACAAACTGTTACTCTATGGTGTGGCTTGTACATATACACCGGGAAGCTGGTAGAGGCGAATAGGACCTGCGTCAAACTAAATAACGCGATGATCGTCTATGAGACAGGTGAGTTTTCCGCGCCGCAGTGGAAAGACGCCCAACCCCTCGGTGTAGATGCTTGGTATGTCCAGGTGCAGGCCATCGAAAGTTTCGGAGTCATGAACAAGTCATGACCGCTGCACGATATAGATCTAGGTCTATGCCTGGGTTTAAGTCTTGGTCTGGGCCTAGGTCTATGTCTATGTCTAGGTCTGGGTCTAGTTATGGGTTTCGGTCTTGGTCTTGGTCTAGGTCTTGGTCTAGGTCTAGGTCTTGGTCTGGGTCTTGGTCTTGGTCTGGGTCTTGGTCTGGGTCAAGCTCGATCAGGTTATTGACGAGTGTTGCCGGGGCGATGCCGAGGAGAGTAATATTGTGGGAGCCGTGACAAGCGGCGTGCCATCGGGTTATAGATGATGGTAAATTTACCTGATCATAAAAGGCGTTGTTTAGCCCGTGAGACGCTACAGTTTGTAGCGGATCATCAATGGATCGCGCCATCTTACAAACGCGACCCTAAATGGCTTTTACAGGAAATTGAGGACATCAAAAAGCACCTGCCCGTTGCATTGACGCAGGCCGTCCACGCCGCGCGCGATCTGCCTTGGAGCGAGTTTTGGGTCGACCCTCGCGTTGTGAGGGCGGAGCGGCTCTGCAAGCAGCAGCGCGAGGATATTTTGGAGCGCTTCGGCTATTTTCATGCCGAGCACTTGTGGCGGATACCGCAGGATGACGAGGCTTTTGATCTTTGCCTGATGTGCGAGGACTGCTGCGACCTGCACGACCAGATAGTGCCCGAAACATGCTACCGCGACAAAGATGGGCAATTGGTTATCCATGATCCTTGGTCGACGAGCGCCACGGTGACCGCATTTAAGGAAAGCGACTGGGGTCTCGAGACTAATGACGATCGCGATCTCCGATATGCGTGGCGTCAGCACTGGAGACGAGCCACTCGATCTGAACCCGCGCCTTGATCAAGCCGCCAAAGCGGGCAGGGTGATATTGGAGGAAAAATGAACCAGGAGATTTTCACGGTCGGCCAATTGGCGGAGCGATGGGGGGTGCCGCTTAGCAGCATCAGGAGGATGATCAAGCGTAAACAGTTGCGCGCGTTCCGCGTCGGGCGGCATCATCGTGTGACATTGCAGGCCATAACGGAACACGAACAATGCGGCTCAAGCTCTTCCGAGGTAAATGGTGCGCAGTCTGGCGAGAGAGCGGCCAGACCAGACGCGTCTCGCTCCGCACTGACGATCGTGACATTGCCGAGCAGCGCCTCGCGGACTTGAGAGCGCAGGCGGCTCGACCGCGCGAGGATACCATCGCGGCGGTCATGGAGGCCTATATCGCCGCCGGAGATCGAGAGCGCGCCCGGTATTCGTACAAAGCGCTGCGGCCCTTCTGGGGCGCTCTCCGACCTGATCAGATATGTCCTGAGCTTTGTCGCGAGTATATCGCCCTGCGGCGCGAGGTCGTGCAGGACGGCACGATCCGGCGCGAGATCACCGACCTGCGCAGCGCCGTCCGAGCGCATGCAACAGATAAAAGCGCGATCTTCGAACTACCTGCGCCGCCGGCACCCCGGCACCGTCATATCACCAAGGGCGAATACCGCGCGCTCCGAGACGCCGCCGTCTCAACGCCTCACCTCTATCTTTTCTTGGAGCTAGCAATTGCCACCGGCGCGCGCAAAACAGCGCTGTTGCAGCTGACGTGGCCTCAGATCGACTTCCCACGCCAGCGGATCGACCTCGGCATCGGCACGAAGAATAAAGGGCGGGCAGTGCTTCCGATGACGGCGGGGGCGCGGCGAGCACTGATCGTTGCCAAGCAGGTCGCGATGACGCATCACGTCATCGAGTTCGCCGGCAAGCCGGTGCTCGACATCAAGAAGTCGTTCGCCAGGGCTGTCCAGCGGGCGGGGCTGGAGGATGTAACGCCGCACGTCCTGCGGCACAGCGCCGCCGTCTGGATGGCGGAGGCCGGCGTGCCAATGGCGGAGATCGCGCAGTATCTTGGCCACGACAGCCTCGAGACGACGCGAAAAATATACGCGCGTTTCAGCCCAGACTATCTGCGCGGCGCGGCTCGGGCGCTTGAGGTGGACTGAATTGCAAGTGGGGAAAACGCGTCGCTGTTTCCCCACCCCCGCGTCCCACACTTTGTGATGGTTTTGCGCGCCGCAGCGGACTGCGACGAACACCCCCGCATGTCATTTATACGGACCCTTTGTTGAGCGCGAAAACGCAAAAGAGGCAGGGGTCGGAGGTTCAATTGAACCCGAAACCGTGAACGTGAAGTGAACAAAACGTCACTTTTGAGCATTTTGTGACATTAAGAATCGTTTAATGTCAATTAGTTACGCTTAGGCCCCTGCATTCGGGAGGCAGGGGCCGGAGGTTCGAATCCTCTCTCCCCGACCAATAATATCAATGACTTAGCGGAAAAAGAGGCAGGGGTCGGAAGGTTCAATTGAACCTCCTGGGGCCTATAATTGGCCTTAAATATGAACGTTTCTGCCAATTTGGGGGACCACTGCCTCTCGAGAGGCAGTTCTCCCCCCCTTACCGGCAAAGCGCCTCCCAGGCCGCGTTATGCTCGGCGATCTGGCGCTCGGTGCCGGCGGTCAGCACGTCGGATCTTGATGGCTTGATAATTTGAAACGCGACGCACGACACGTCAGTCGCGGTAGTGGTCAGCGCGCACCCGGTCAGCGTTAATGCGAGCGCTATTTGCGCGGCGGATCTTTTCCAGCTGCTCGGCATTGTTCTCTCCCTCAGCCTCGCGCTTGCCGGCCTCGATCAACTGCCGCCGGCTCCACCATTCGGACAGCGCTCGAAAGATCCCGGCGATCTGACCAATGGCGCTGAGCCAGCTAGACATCATCCGCGTTTTTGTTTTTGTAGACGTTGAGGCTGAGCCAGTTGAGGATCTGGAGCACGATGCCCAGCACGTTATTATCGACCTTGGTCGGCGTCAGCGCGGTGATCCCGTTCGCCGCAGCGATCAACGTGGCAAGGGCCGCGACCCAGGCTCCGGCCTCGGTGCTAGTCACCAGCGATACAAATTCCTGCATTTCAAGTCTCCTCATAGAAGTGGTGACGACCGATCGTCGCGATGAAGCGCATGCTCTCCGCATCGCTCCAACTGGGCTTGATGGATGTCGTGTGATAGTGGGTCGGGGTCTCGCCGACGCCATGACGCAGCGCCTGCGTTAAATTCTCCAGCGCGCGAAGAAACTCAGGCTCGTCAGGCTGCAAGCTCTCAACGATCCGCCTATTCGGGTCGCGGGCGTTCCAACAGCTGTACTGCCACGGCTTTTTGCAGACCGTCGCCAGCGTGCTGCCCCACCAGCCACCTCGCTGCGCGCGGGTGATGATGGTCGCCGCCACCCAGCGCTGACCTTCGTCGCTCTCGCCTCTAGCCTCGCCGAAAATAGTCCTCGCCGCCGTCTGTAGGTCGCCAATGCTCGGCACGATCGTCATTCCTGGCCCTCCCGCACCGCGCGGATAAGCAGCACCGCGAGGCTCTCGGCCTGCTCCGGCGTCAGCTCCCAGCGCCTGCCGTTCGACGTGACGTGGACGTGGCTTCGAACGCGATCGACCTGCACGCTCACTACTTTTTGATCACCCATTCGTTTCTCCGCCCTGCTCAGCGTTGGCCCAAGCGCAATTCCCATCTGGATAGACGAGCAGCAGCTCGACCCCAGCCCTCGCCTGATCAGCTGACAGGCGGCGGTGGCCGCTGCCCGCATAGTCGGTCGCGCGGACTTCGATCAGCGTCACCGACGCAGATACAGCGCCGCGTCGCTTGACGGCCACCAGATCACAGAGGCTGTGGCTGCCCCAGGCCGTGAAACACTCGAATTTTCGGCGCGACAGCCATGCGATGGCGATCGCCTCGGCGGCTTTGCCGGTGGCGTGCGGGCCATAGCCAGCATCACCGGAGGTGGTCATATAACCACGCGCTGCCGCCGCCTACCGCAGCGAGGAGCGCCCCCAAGCGTAGCATCACGAAAAACCCGCCGCGCCCCATGTGGAGCGCCTTCGTCAGCTGCTGGCAGTCCTCGCGGATCGCCTTGATGTCGTCTCGCATGTCGACGATGGCCTGCTCGGCTTTGGCAAGCCGATCTC